AACAATGTCACTGAACAGATCGAGTACGGTGTTACCAGAAAGGTGATACCTTTCCCAACAAAAACAGTGGAAGTCATAATCACTAAGAACTTGAACTTCAACAAGCTTCCGAGTGATATTCGACAACGTGACTCCCGCTGTCCTTGCATTCCAGGAAATATCAACTTCCATGAAGCGCTTGCCGCCGACCAGCGGCAACAAACTGAACTCGTACTTGAACCTCTCCAGGAACAAATTCCTGATAGTTGGGTAGAAACGAAACTCATAGGCATAACCAATAGCCTTGCCAGCCATATAGGCATTGTCAGAAACTGCTTGGTTATTGTTCGCACGCATGTTAAATCTACCGAGGGCCTTCCCAAGAATGGGGACTGTGAGGTGCCGGTCACCGGTAGACGGAACAAAAAACTTGCTGAGGAAGGTGGCCTCCCAAAGCCCGTTATGTCGCAACACTTTAGCTTCCATCAAAGCCTCAGCAGCGATGGAAGTATATGTTTTGACTGCGTACTTACAAGTCCCGCGCACTATTGCAAGCATGTCATCACCCAGAATCATTGCTCGACAGGAACCAATTTTCGCTATCTTTAGAAAAGTCCAGAGAATACACCCGTTCCAAAACGTGTTTCGGAACGTTGTATCAGTGGCGCCAGTTGGAAGCTGGTTTTCTAAGGTTGCTGAAATGCCATGTTTATTTGACTTAACTGTGAATTTATTCGTCTTCAGATGAAGGCGAACAAACCACTCAGGGCATCCCAACAACCTCATGAAAGCCACTTCCAATAGCATGACGTCACTGCACTGGAACTTGTCATTAGAAGAAAAATCAGCCTCGAGCCAATATTCATCGTCCTCCCTCTTCTCCAAGTGGCTAGTATAGTCTAATGGAGTCTTCTTGTAGCTTGTCCTAAACTTGTAAGAACCCTTCATGCCCTCCAAGCAGAGGTCAAACCTGCGCATGAGCTCATTAAAAATGGGCCCAGAAATTGCATTATACAGGTCAGTACCCTTGAAGATCACACGAGGGGCCCAATTAGGTTTATGGGTCACGAGAAGAGCTTCGACTTTGACGAAAATGTCCTTCCGAGAGTAGTCCTTGATGTTAGCTTCACACAACCGGTGTAATGAAGCCTCCATTCTTTCCTGTTTTTCGAAACCAAACTTGGAAAGCCACTCCCGGTAGAGCATCTCGCTCCAATCAAAGCCTTCAAGTTGCTTTGGACAAACTTGTCGGATGAAACCAAGACTATTAGAAATGATCTTTGGCGTGGCACGAGACGCATTGTAATAATTACAACGCTTACGAAAGGCGGCCACGGTATTATACCAACCATTGTCAGGAACAACTGGATGCATGTTCCTGAGGAGTGGTCCGAGTTGTGCAGCTCGGACTTGTGTTTGAACCATGGTCCGCGGAAGACGCATGTTCACTCCTTTAATTGGTGAAATAATTGGATTAGCTATTTCATGGTACTCAGAACTTGTGGGAACATAGTTATACTGGTGGTGCCCTCGCAACATGTTAGGCCATGTGCGAGGCTACAGGACGGTGGTGGTGGTGGTGGTGATGGGGTTGGTGGTGGTGTTGGTGGTGTTGGTG